GGAGCGCCACGCCGAATCCATGCGTGGTTCCTTGGAGAAGGTGGCCGAAGTCGCTAAAACCACCTTTGCCATCGCCATCGGCGTGGAGTCGGTGGGGGCGCTCAAGGAGTTGGTGGCCCACACGCTGGAAACCGTGGCCGCCCTGCAGGATCTGGCCGAGCAGACCGGGGCGAGCGCCTCAGCTCTGTCCGGCTTTGCACCGGTGGCCACCATTTCTGGTGTGGCGATGGAGCAGATTGGCGTAGGCCTGACCAAGCTCTCCAGGGGGCTGGCCGGGGTGGACGATGAGACCAAAGGGGCTTCTCAGGCCCTGCAGTTTCTGGGCGTCAAGGCCAAGGATGCGGGTGGCAACCTGCGCGATCCGGCTGAGGTCATGAACGACATTGCCCTGAAACTGTCCAATTTTGAGGACGGAGCAGGCAAGTCAGCCATTGCGCTTGAACTGTTTGGCAAATCTGGGGCGGGGCTGCTGCCCTTCCTCAAGGACCTGGCCGCCAACCAGGACCTGAACATCCGGCTTACTGAGGCTGAGATCGAATCTGCCGAGAAGGCATCGAAGGCGCTGGGCCGCATGCGGGCCGAGCACAACTTTGTCGCTCAGACCATCGTCACTGCCGCGCTTCCTGCTCTTGAAGAGTTGGTGGGTGAGCTCAAGGCGGTGATGCTGGGCACGCACAACACGGCTGAGGCTATGGTCAAGCTGCGAGACGATGGCACGCTCAAGACCTGGGCACAGGACACAGCGTATGGCATTGCCATCGTGATCGATGCGCTGCGTGGTGTGATCCAGATGGCCAAGGCGGTCATGGGCAGCTTCGAGGCAGTCTGGGCTGACATCGAATTGCTCGGCACTTTCCTCGCTGGTGGCAAGGGACTGAACCCGTTTTCCGAGGAGAACCAGGCCACCCTAAAGACCGCATTGGAAAAACGCAACGCGATCGTTGAGAAGGCCAATCAGACCTACGTTGACCTCTGGAAGATGCCCCTCCTGGCCGATGCGGTCAAGGAGCGCTTTGACGCCATCAACCGTGGCGAGACCGAAGCGGCTGGTGAAGCCGCCAAGCCCAAGCTCAACTACAACTCGGCCACTGGTGCGCTCACCGCAGCGGCCATGGCCAAGATCGAGAGCGACATCAAGCAGCTGCAGGGGCTTACCGATGTGGAAACGGGCCTTCTGAAGGACCGGCAAAAGATCATCGATCTCTACGAGGGGCAGGGTTACATCAGCTACAAGGAGGCCAGTGAGGCCCGGCTGAACGCCCAGCAGGAATTCACAGACCGCTTGGGCGAGTTGTATGCCCAGGAAGAGTCCATCTTGAAGCGTGGCTTGGCCACCGTGGCCAAGACAGCCCAGGACAAATTGAAGCTTCAGGACAAACTCTCGGAAATCACCTTGCGCCGAGAAAAGCTTGAGCGCGAAGCCCAGCAGTCCAACCTCGAGCGCGAGATCAAGCTGCCGGGTGAAACGCTCAAGGACCTGCAGGAGCAGGTGGCCAGGAGCCAGGGACAGCTTCGATCGACCGAAGAGCAAATCAAGGTCCTGCGTGAGACCGGATCGATCAGCGAGATCGATGCGCTGAAACGTCTGTCCGCTGCCAGGCGTTCCAGCGCCGATGAGCTTGCGGATTTCGCTGCCAAGGCCAGAGAGCTGGTGGAGGCCACGCCTGGCAATGACAAGTTGGCCGAATCGTTTCGGCGCATCGAGGAGGCGGCCCGTCAGGCAGCCGATGGGGCGACCTTGCTGGGGCAACGGGCCCTTGAGTTGTCAGACCCCGGAGCGGGATTCTCCAAGGCGTTGCGCACTCTCGGGGAAGAAACCGAGCAGGTGGGCAAGCAGATGGAGGCGGTGACCACCAAGGCGTTCAATGGGATGACGGATGCACTCACCAATTTCGTGATGACGGGCAAGCTCGACTTCAGGTCGCTGGCCACCTCCATCATTTCGGACCTGATCCGCATCCAGATCCAGCGTGCCATCACGCTGCCTATGGCCAAGGCGCTGGGAAGCATGTTCGGGTTTGCCGATGGCGGGATCATGACCTCATCAGGCCCCTTGCCCTTGCGGGCCTACGCCAGCGGCGGTGTGGCTACAACGCATCAGTTGGCGGTCTTTGGCGAGGGTTCTATGGCCGAGGCCTATGTGCCGCTGCCCGACGGTCGCTCGATCCCCGTCACGATGAACCAGTCCTCGTCCGGGGGCGGCGATGTATTCAACATCTCGGTCAACGTAGCCGAGGGTGGGGTGACCAGCAGCGCAGGGCAGGGCAAAGATCTGGGGCGGGCGATTTCCAGCGCGGTGCGCCAGGAGCTGCTCTATCAAAAGCGGGCCGGTGGTCTGCTGGACCCGCGTCGGCAGTGATGTATTGAAGGATTCTCATGGCGACATTTACATGGATCGCCTCGATTGGGGCATCCCTCAACCTCAAACCCAATGTCCGCAAGGTCTCCTTTGGGGACGGGTACGAGCAGCGCCTGGCCTTTGGCATCAACACCCAACCGGAGATCTGGTCCCTGGAATTCAGGGGCAAATCAACGGCCGAGGCGGCTGCTATCGACAACTTCCTGCGTGCCTGTGGGGCGGTTCAGTCATTCGACTGGACTACCCCGAGTGGCATTGCGGGCAAATTTCTGTGCGAGGAGTGGAGTCGCACGGTGGAAGAACCCAATCTGGAAAACATCCGAGCCACATTCAGGCAGGTGTTTGATCTCTCATGACGGCCCAATCAATTGCTACAGAAATCCAGAAGCTCTACCCGAGTGCCGTCATCGAGCTCTTCGTCATGGACCTGACCCTCTTCAATGAAGGGGTGGTTCGCTTTCATGCGGGCACCAATGAGCTGCGCCGTCAGGTGGTCTGGCAAGGCAACACCTATGAGCCGTTCCCTATCCAGGCTGAAGGCTTCGAGTTCAACGGCAACGGCCAGGTGCCGCGTCCCAAGCTCAAGGTGGCCAACGTCACGGGCAGCATCACTGCGCTGATCCTCTCCTACCAGGACCTGGTGGGGGCTCGTGTCACGCGAAAGCGCACGCTGCTCAAGTACCTTGATGCCGTGAATTTCGGGACCGGTACCAACCCGACCGCAGACCCGACTGCCGAGTTTGCCGACGATGTGTATTTCATTGACCGCAAGTCACGAGAGACCCGGGATGTGGTCGAGTTCGAGTTGGCTGCTTCGTTCGATCTCGAGGGAGTGTCCTTGCCCAGACGGCAGATTGTTCAGAACGTCTGCCCCTGGAGCTACCGGGGCTCAGAGTGCGGCTACACCGGGACGGCCTATTTCAACGCCAACGATGAGACGGTGACTTCACGGTCGCAGGATGTCTGCGGCAAACGACTGGTGTCCTGTCAGAAGCGTTTTGGCTCGAATGCCGAGCTGCCCTTTGGCGGGTTCCCAGCGGCGGGGTTGATCAGATGATGGACTCCGTCAACCAATCGCTGGCGCTGGCCCATGCTGCTCGGGAGTTTCCCCGCGAAGCCTGTGGCCTGCTCGTCATTCACAAGGGCCGGGAGACCTATGTCCCATGCCGCAACATTGGCGTGGGTACCGACCAGTTCGTGATCCACCCCGAGGACTATGTCCGGGCCGATCGGCTTGGAGAGATCGTGGGGGTGTTCCATTCCCATCCGAATCTGCCCGCTGAGCCCAGCCAGGCCGACAAGGTGGCCTGCGAAGCTTCCGGCTTGCCCTGGTTCATTCTGTCCTTCCCCTCTGGACAGTGGCATGAGATGCAGCCATCTGGCTACATCGCTCCTATGGTCGGTCGGGCATGGGCCCACGGGGTGCTTGATTGCTACTCGGTGATCCGGGACTGGTATCGGGCAGAGCGAGGTATTGACCTGCCGAACTTTGACCGCTTTGACGAATGGTGGAAGCGCGGCCAGAGCCTGTACCTCGACAACTTTGGCTTGGCTGGCTTTGAGTCACTGGGCTCCGTTCAATCCCAAGACATGGAAGTTGGCGATGTGCTCCTGATGCAGGTGGCTTCGCCCGTTCCCAACCATGCCGCCATCTACCTGGGTGATGGCTTGATCCTGCATCACCTGCAGGGCAGGCTCTCCAGCCGGGACGTGTATGGCGGCTACTGGCAAAAGATCACCACCCACACGTTGCGGCACATCCTGAGACATCGCACAGAAATAACCCAACCTCCATGACCACCATCATCCTTCTCGGCGAGCTGGGCAAGCGCTTCGGGCGCAGGCACAAGATGGCTGTGGCCACTGCTGCGGAAGCGGTGCGTGCCCTGTGCGCGAACTTTCCCACTTTCGAGCGAGAACTTGTCGCCTCAGGTGAGCGAGGTGTGGGCTACCGGGTGCTGGCCGGACGGGACGCCTTGAATCTTGAGCGGCTGCATGAGCCCACAGGTCAGCAGCACATCACGATTACACCCGTGATCTCGGGTGCAGGGGGCAATGGGCTGGGCCAGATCCTGTTGGGGGCAGCCCTGATAGCTGTGTCCTGGTGGAACCCGATGGGCTGGGCTGCTGCGGGTTCGTTTCTCTCGCAGGCCACGCTCTATTCGGTGGGCACCTCCATGATTTTGGGAGGCGTGGCCCAGATGATTGCTCCGACGGCCAAGTCTTCTGACCCTTCCGAGCGACCAGAAAACCAGCCGAGCTATGTTTTCAACGGCGCTGTGAACACCACGGCCCAAGGGCATCCCGTGCCTGTGGGTTACGGGCGGCTAATTGTGGGGTCTGCTGTGATCAGCGCAGGCATTGATGTGGATGAAATAGCTGTATGAGCACCGTTGATTCTCAATTGATTGTCGGAGCTGGCGGTGGTGGCAAAGGCGGGGGCGGCAGCGCTCGGGTGGCCCAGGAAGCGCCAGACAGCCTGCGCTCTAAAGCCTATGCGCGGGTGGTCGACCTCGTCTGCGAGGGCGAGATCGAGGGCCTAGTTGGTGGCCTGAAGTCGGTGTATCTGGACGACACTCCCATCCAGAATTCGGATGGCTCGTACAACTTCACCGGCGTGACGCTGGAGGCGCGCACAGGCACCCAGCAGCAAAGCTACATTCCCGGCTTTTCCTCTGTGGAAAACGAGGTCTCGGTCGGGGTGGAGTGCAAATACGGCCAGCCCGTGGTGCGCTCCATCACCGACCCGGACGTGGACGCTGTGCGCGTCAAGGTCAGCATCCCGACGCTGACGCTGCAGGACACCACCAACGGAGACCTGAACGGCACTTCGGTCAGCTACGCGATCGACGTGCAGGCGCGGGGAGCCGGGTATGTGCAGGTGGTCACCGACACTGTCTCGGGAAAAACCACTTCGCGCTACCAGCGCAGCTACTACGTCCCGCTCATCGGCACTGGCCCTTGGGATGTGCGCCTGCGCCGCATTACGGCAGACTCGACGCAGACCAGTCTGCAAAACAAGACGTTCCTCGAGTCCTACACCGAGGTGATCGAGAGCAAGCTGCGCTATCCCAACAGCGCGCTGATGGCCTTGCGGGTCGACGCTTCGCAATTCACCTCGATTCCCAGGCGCAGCTATGACCTCAAGCTCCTTCGGGTTCGCATCCCATCGAACTACTTTCCCGAAACCCGCTCCTATGCCGGTGTCTGGGATGGCAGCTTCAAGGTTGCCTGGACGGACAACCCCGCCTGGTGTTTTTATGACCTGGTGACCAGCACCCGCTACGGTCTTGGCAATTACATCCCTGAGTCGCAAGTCGATAAGTGGGCGCTGTACCGGGTGGCCAAGTACTGTGACGAGTTGGTGCCCAACGGCCTGGGTGGCTATGAGCCACGCTTTACCTGCAACCTGTATCTGCAGACCCGGGAGCAGGCCTACAAAGTGGTGCAGGACATGGCCTCGGTGTTCCGGGGCATGGCCTATTGGTCGGGTGGTGCCATCACGGTCACGCAGGATGCGCCGCAGGATCCGGTCTACCAGTTCACCGCTGCAAACGTTGTAGATGGTGAGTTCGCCTACCAGGGGTCCTCTGCCAAGGCTCGGCACACGGTGGCGCTAGTCAGCTGGGTGGATCCGGATGATTTCTACCGCCAGAAGGTGGAATACGTCGAGGACCTCGCAGGCATCGCCAGATATGGGGTGGTGCAGGCCGATGTGGTGGCCATGGGGTGTACCTCTCGCGGTCAGGCCAACCGGGTGGGCAAATGGCTGCTTTACTCCGAGCAGTCTGAGTCGGAGATCATCACTTTCCGCACCGGACTCGAGGGTGCGGTGGTAAGGCCCGGCGATGTCATCAAGGTGGCCGATGCCAGCAGAGGTGGCATGCGACTGGGGGGGCGCATTGCTGCGGCCACAACCGTCAGTGTCACGCTCGATCAAGACCTGCCCGCAGGATCCTGGCGGATCTCCGTGGTGCTGCCCACCGGTGTCGTTGAAGAGCGGCAAGTTGGCTCGCTGTCCGGCCGGACTGTGGGTGTGACCAGCGCGTTTTCGATGGCCCCACAGGTGGGGGCGATCTGGGTGCTGTCTTCCACGCTGGTAGAGGCTCAGCTCTTTCGGGTGGTGCAAGTCGCTGAAAGCGAACCTGGTATCCACGAAATCACAGCGCTGGCGCACAACCCCAGCAAGTACGCAGCCATCGAGCAGGGCCTGGCCTTGCAGCCTCGTGCCATCACCGTGCTCTCGACCACGCCTGCAGCCCCGACGGGGCTGACCGTGACCGAGAGCCTTTACCGGGTCAAGGATCAGGCGCTGGTGCTAATCCAGCTCGGCTGGGAGCAGGTCTTTGGTGCTCTGGAGTACCAGGTCACCTACCGCGTCAACGGCGGCAACACGGTCACGCTGCCCAAAGTCTCCAGCACCTATCTGGAAATCCGAAACGCTGAGGCTGGTGACTATGTCTTCACGGTTCGGGCTGTTGGCGTTTCGGGCAAGCTGGGCAACTCCGCAAGCCTGAGCCAGAGCATTCTGGGCAAGCTCCAGCCGCCAGATGATGTGCAGGACTTTGTGGTGCTGCGCCGCACGACCAATCTGCTCCTGAGCTGGAGTGCCAACACCGATGCCGACCTCTCGGGGTATGAGGTACGGGTCGGAACAGGGTGGGATTCGGGTGTGATGGTCGGGCAGACAGCGGGCACGCAGCTCGTGCACGACCAAAGCGAGTCGGGTCAGTACAACTATCACATCCGAGCCTTTGACACCTCCGGCAAGTACAGCCAGCACGTCACCACCTTCCAGCTCACCTTGCTCGCGCCCTCATCGGTGCGGCAATTTGATGTGGTGCAGTCAGCCAACCGGCTGGAGTTTCGTTGGCTGCCCAATCCCGAGCCGGAGGTCGTGGCTTATGAGTTGCGGGAAGGGGGTGCCTGGGACACCTCGATCTTCATTGCCGAGGTCAAGTCCAGCAGTTTCACGCTGCCCTCAGGCTTTGATGGTGAGCGCAAGTTCTGGATCAAGGCGATTGCCTCGCCCGGCATTTACTCGGAAGAAGCCACCTTCGTCTCCACCGTGGTGGCGCAGCCCCAGAACGCCAATCTGCTGGTGACAGTGGATGCTCAGGCGACCCGATTCCCTGGTGTGAAGCATTTCGCATCGGTCGAATCGGTCAACAGCCTGGATGTGCTGCGCATGGACAGCGGGGTGACCCAGTCCGAGTACCTGTTTGAAGTGAACCTGCCTACCAGCTACCGGGCACAGAACACCTTGCTGGCCAGCATCGGAGCGACGTTGGATGACCGCGAGACCTGGACCTTGGCCAATTACGCCTGGATCAGCTCGGCGGCCAAGCGGCAATGGACCTATGACGGGGCGCTCAAAAGCATCGAAGCGAGGTTTCAGATGGCCCGTGAGGATGCCCTGCAAGCGGGTGAGCTCTACGGCTGGCGCCTTAATGGGGTGCTCGGTGGCTACGGAAACCCCGTGGGCGCTGAAGCCATTGGCGTGGGCTATGGCGATGGGCGCTACGGCAGTGGTGTGCTGGTCAAGGACACGACCAAGGTGTCCTGGGGGGTGAGCATTCCGGGTGTCTTTCATGTGAGCTTCTGGTTCATCCCGAACCAGATCACCACATCGGTCATCTGGACGGCCACGGGAGGAGGGGGCGGTGTGGGAGTGAGCCTCCTGGTCGGCTATGACTCTGTAGCGGGGACGTTCTTTCTGGAAGACCAACTTTTTAACCGGGTGGTGGTGCCTTACCCCGTGAACGTGGCCGATCGCATCTGCATCGGTGTGTGCCAGACAGCAACAGAGCGCAGGCTTTTCATCGGAAAGATGGGAGGCGAGGTCCAAAGCGCAAGCCAAACTCTGGCACCGACAGCGGGGTATTCGACCCTCAAGCTGTACTGACAGATCAGTTCAGACAAATCAATCAACCTGAGTACAGGCGTTGCACCCAATGGGGCAGCGCCTATTTTTTTGGAGAAATCCCATGATGGATGAAGGCATGCAAATCAAGGGCTCGCTCACGCTGGTGCTGGCCAAGCCCAGTGGCG